GAGCAGGTTTTGCTACTGTTCAAGGTCTTACAGGCTTATCCAACAGGTGCGCCACCTTCTGCTCCGCTTTGGCATCAATGCGGTTATAAGCAGAACAAAAGGTAAACTGTTTAATAAATTTCCTGTTTACCAACTGTCTATAAAAACAGCAGATGATGAATTAAAATTCATCGACGAAATAGGTATTCTGGACGGACAGGTGCCTGTGGTTTTCAGCAGTAGCGAAGAACAGGAAGAACCGGGTGTCCGCTGGGACAAGATTGCTTCAATCAAATCCACAGGCTACCGTAGAACATACGACTTGACGGTTCCGGAAACATATAATTTTGTAGCAAACGATATTGTTACTCACAACACTGACAGCTTGGTTACCAAAGCCCTCTGGTATGCCTATGTACAGCCCAATAGGGATCTCAGGAAGGGCGAGAGGGGCAGATATGTCGTCTTGTACGTTGCCCCTTATGAGCCGCAGGTTAACGAGTTTTTCACCAGGATACGGGAGCTTATCGGCAAGAGCAAAAACCTGAATTCTTCTGTAATACGGGATGTTCGCGATCCCCATGAAATCGAATTTGCGAATGGAGCCGTTATTCGCGGTATGACCGCCGGCTCTAAGACCGGCAAGGGAGCTGCGAGTACCCGGGGTCAGAAGGCGGATCTTCTTATTTTAGACGAAGTTGACTATATGACCGAAAAAGACATCACCACGCTGTTGTCAATCACCCTTGAAGACCCGAAGCGGATTGAGGTAATTGCCGCTTCAACTCCAAGTGGTGCAGATTCGCACTTCAAGCGCTGGTGTTTGGTCAAGGAGCTGGGCTGGAGTCAATTTCATTACCCGAGTTGGGTAAACCCTAACTGGGGTCCGGAAATGGAGACGGAGCTTCGTGAAGAGCTCACAGGTGAAGGTTACCGCCTGGAAGTTGAGGCAGAGTTCGGCGAAGAGGCTGCCGGCGTATTCCAAAAGCAGTTTCTAGACCTTGCTTTAAAGTTGGGTGAAACGTTCGGCGGAACTTACAAGAGCCCCGCCGATCCTAAGACCGGTCCACGCGTGATGGGAGTAGACTGGGACAAATACGCAGCAGGAACCAATATTGTGATCGTCGAGTACAACACAGACATGGGGCTGTATATGCCAATCTATCGGGAAGAAATCCCGCGTTCCCGGTTTACATTGGGGAATGCGGTGCGGAAAGTCGCCGAGCTGAACGAAATGTACAACCTGGACTATATTTACGTAGACCGTGGACTTGGTGAGCGCCAGGTTGAAGAGTTCCATGAATATGGCTTAGCCAATCCTGCGTCCGGTATGCACGAGAAAGTCAAGGGTGTTACCTTTAGGGACACAATCAAGGTTCGCGACCCTCACACTAAAGAGGTTGTGAAGAAGCCCTTAAAGTACTGGATGATCAATAACGCGGTAATTATCTTTGAACGCGGTAAGATTGCCCTTCACCCGAGTGACAGACTTGTTTATAAACAGTTTTCAAACTACAGGATAGTCAGTCGCAGTATGTACGGCTACAAGTTTTCAGAAAAAGATGACCACATTGTTGATGCCCTATGTCTTGCTTTGCACGGCCTGATTATGCACTATTCGGATATTTGCAAGGTAAAGGCCGGCAGCAAGCTCTTGCCTGTAACTAATATCTTTGCTAAAAGCGACAGGTTTAGTGTGAAAAGAAAACCGCTTATACAGGCTGTGGGTGAAAGCTTTTTACAGCCGTTTTTGCGCCGTTCCAAATCTTTTGGATCTACAAAGCGATCCCGTTTTTAAAATATAGAAGATCTTGGCTAGCTAAGTTTTTACGATCAACGTACAAAAAGTCCACTTCCTTAGTGGCGGGATGAGTTGCACATGGAACGATCACGTATGATACGTGTTTTTTGTGTTCACTGGTCTGCAATCAAAGTTTGAACGAACAGATCGATAGGAGTCGTCATATGGTGTGGATCTTTCACTGTATTAACGGAGGACCATATTGAAACTTTGTAGTCAATTGTTTGCGAGAGGACAGAGGCAGAGATATATTAAGCGCAGGCTTCATTTGCTAAGACATACAAGTTATCCCGAAGAGTTTCAGAACGATGTTTGTAAAAAGGCAGGACGGTTCAGCAAGTCAAAGCTTGTTTGGTTCCGGGAAAAAGGTAAGGCACCAAAACACAGGTTTAAAACCGACAACGGCTGGAAAAAAGAACTGGCAGACGAGCTGGAGGGTTAAAACAATGCAGGACTATTTACAATACTATCCGCAGTTTGATTTATACCGTGAACTTTCTTTTAAGGTGATTGAAGAAGGAGCGACACTTGATGAGCATTACCACGTGCCCACCGAATTGACAGATGCCGCCTCTAACTTGGCTGCCGACCTTTATGAAAAGGCTACTTTTCTGTATGACTATATCGAAGACCTCATGCAAGAGTTAGTTCCGTGCATTCAAAAAAACGACCACCCCAAGATTACCCTTGAACAGTACCTTGATGCGCTTAAAGAAGACGATCGGGTTGTTATGTGGGATTACGAAACTTATCACGGTACGGACTTGAAAGGCTGCACTCAGGCAGAAGTCTATTTTGTTTTGTCAGATTTATTGAAAAATACCGGTATGGTTAAGGATTATATCAATAACAACCTGCTCGATCCAACTGGGAGGACTATTGACGAGAAGCGCGAGAACGAGAAAAAACGGTACGTAGAGTTGGCATACTGGGACTGGAAAAAACCGGGCAGTGTAAATAAGCTCCCTACCGCCTACGAGGCCCAGCTCAAATACCAGGTTGACGAACGTCTAGACTTCGTCACCACACTGGCCAATGAGTGCCGGAGAATTGCGTCGTTTACTATTAAAGACACCTGTGGTAACGGCTTGGATGAGGTAATTTCAACTATTGTCAGTTCGGACTTTGAAATAGTAAACAGTTTAAAGATTTTAATGGAAGTCGGCTTTAAAAAGCTCGGCGGCGTTTGGACGGCCTTTACTGAACAGGAAAAGATTATGGCCAACAGCGAGGTACTGCAGACCCTGCAGGAATCGACTGTTTCGTTGAGAAGGCTGCGTTTTGAGGAAGTGAACCATGTCTTGGACTTTCTAAAAACAATCGATACGAAAAACGACACGGCGCCCTCCACCGTCCTTTTGAAAGCTTCATTACCCGGGATGCAGGCAGTAGATAAGAGTCTTGATACAACTATCCTGGATTTAAGCAAAGCACAGAACAACGACTTTATCAACAAAACCGACATTCTGGCCAATATTTCCTCTAAAAAACAGCTTCGCCAGTTGATCAGGCTTACTGAAAACTTATTGAATACGGTAGATTTCGATGATCCGGAGAGGACCCAAATGGTCTCCTATGTTATAAAAGCACTGGGGTTGGACGACCCGGCCACTATTTGCTCACAGTAAACACGAAAGGGGTATTGGTATAAGTTCCGCAGTTTCTGCAATAAATGAAGTGCCGAAACCTTATGTTTTTTCGTTTAAATTAGCTATATAATTTTGGTACTATCGGGGTAGGAACTACCCTTAGAGCTTGGGTAAACTTGGTAGGTTGCTACTATTGACCAAGAAGCTTCCACTTCAACGAACGAATGTGAGTAAGTGGTGAGTAGTTCACAACCAAAAAGAAGAAAACCACAATTATCCCTCTTACAGATATCCATCTCGGAGCAAAAAGTCGAATAGAGCTATGCTCGTTGAATACTTGGACTTTATTCTAAATACGCCGGGTTGTTATACCATAGGTCTAGGCGACTATCTCGAATGCGCCACTAAAACCTCTGTTGGTCTCGGCATGTACGAAGAAGAATTCCATTTTCCAGAACAGTACGAAATGATTGAAAAAATGCTTAAGCCGCTAGCCAAGGCTAAGAAAATCATCGGCTTGCATCCCGGCAACCATGAATACCGGGCTACCCTTGCAACCGGAATGGATCCGGTTAAGCAGCTGGCTAAAAATCTCAAGGTGCCCTATCTTGGTTATACTGCTTTTTACAAGTGGGTTGTCGGCGATGTTGTCTACAATGCGATCATGCTACATGGGCGTTCTGGAGCAAAGACGGCATCCGGCAGGTTAAATGCAGTCCGCGGTCTGCGTGATATAGGTAGTGCCGATTTGTATATAATGGGTCACCTGCACGACCGCCAGACATACCGGGACGTGGTGTACGAAATCAATAACGAGCGCGATATTATAGATGTTAAGAACAGATACTATATTATAGCAGGAGGGTTTTTAGAGTGGTTTGGCAGTTACGCCGACATGATGGCTTTACCTCCTATAGGTTCCGGTTTGGTTGAGATTAACCTGGACAGAAGTAAAAAGAAGATTGATGTAGTTCTGTCAACTACCCCCACTTAACGGCTAAGGCCGTTTGAAGTGAGGGCTTGCAAAAGTATTTGCTATGCTTGTAAGCCTGGTTGATTAGCCTCAGTCCCAACGGGGCTACGTTTAGCAAGAATGACATAGGCACTCCAGGATACTCCACACGTTCTGGACCCTGCGGCCAGTGGTTAAACATCGCTGAGGGTAGGCGAAGTGCTGCTGGCAAAAACCTTGCTAAACATTGGCGAAGTGGACCAACTCCGAAAGGAGGATGTAACTTGCGAGTCTACGTCAAAAACCAAAGAAACGAACCATTAATGCCAACCACTCCGCAAAAAGCCAGAAGGCTATTGAAAGAAGGGAAGGCAAGAGTAGTAACAACCAAACCATTCGTTATCCAGCTAACCTATGCCACCGGTGAAAACAAACAACCAATCACCCTGGGCATAGATACCGGTTACCAAACCATCGGCTTTTCAGCAATCACCGAAAAGGCAGAACTATTAGCCGGAGAATGTACTCTGCTAACCGGCCAAGTTGAACGCAACAAAGAACGGCTGATGTACCGGCGTCAAAGGAGAAACCGGCTGCGTTACCGAGCCCCTCGCTTCAACAACAGGAAAAAGTCTGAAGACTGGTTAGCACCCAGTATCCAGCACAAGCTGGACAGCCACCTTCGGCTGATAGAGAAGATCAAGTCTATCCTGCCGATAACCAGGGTAATTATCGAAGTAGCCAACTTCGACATTCAAGCGATCAAGAATCCAGGTATATCCGGCAAAGAGTACCAGGAAGGGGAGCAAAAAGGTTACTGGAACCTGCGGGAATATATCCTGCATCGGGACAACCACCAATGCCAGAACCCTAACTGCAAAAACAAATCCAAAGAAAAAGTCCTGCAAGTACACCACATAGGGTACTGGAAAAACGACCGGACCGATCGGCCGGGAAACCTGATAACCCTTTGCGACAAATGCCATAAGCCGGAAAATCATCAGCCAGGAGGAATTCTTCACGGATGGGAACCGAAAGTAAAGGCATTTCGAGCAGAAACCTTTATGACCGCCGTCCGCTGGAAATTAGTGAATACCCTAAGCTGCGATCACACCTACGGATATATAACAAAATCCAAAAGAATTGACATGGGACTAGAAAAAAGCCACGCCAACGACGCTTTTTGTATTGCAGGCGGAACCAATCAAAGCAGAATACAGGCCAATAATATCAAGCAAATACGCAGAAACAACCGCAGTTTACAAAAATTTTATGACGTAAAATACATCGACCAACGCACCGGCAAAAAAGCCAGCGGCCAGGATTTAAACTGTGGCCGCCGGACACGAAACAAGAATCTTAACACCGAGAACCTAAGAAATTATAGAGGCAAGAAGGTATCCCCTGGCCGGGTAAGTATCCGCACCCAAAGATACCCCTATCAACCAGGAGACACCGTATTGTATAACTCCCAAAAACACACGGTCAAAGGAGTGCAAAATTTAGGGGCTTACATTAAGCTAGCTGAACAAAGCAAACCCGTCAAAACATCTCAAGTCCAAATTCTTTATTACGGGAAAGGACTAAGGTAGTAACCAGCATTCATCCCCCACCTACCCCTTGCTGACGCAAGTGAGGAAGGGTTGAGGTGGGGGTATTCTGCTGAGAAGTTGATAAAGAAGCGGATGTTGCTGCCCCGGGTATAGATGTTTTATCTACCTGGCCCGGTGGTAAATATGCAAAGCTTTCTGGCACATCTATGACGGCTCCTCATATTTCTGGTTTTGTTGCCTATTTGTTAAGTAGGTTTTTTAAAAGAGTCGGCCGCAGGCCGACAGAAAGCGAACTCTATACTGTCGTAAAAGTTCTAACCATTGATATTGATGCGGCCGGCGTTGACAATAAAACAGGTGCGGGATTTATCAGTGTAATGCCTGTTTAGAAAAAAAAGGATGAAATTATTATGTCTAACGGCGTGTCCAAAATTAAAAAGATGTTTGTTGGGTTTTGGAACGACAACGACGGATTGACTATATCGGAACTTACAATTATGTGTGTTCTTCCACTTTATTTGTTTGTGGGAGTAAAGCTAGCTCTTGATACAGAATTGTCCAACAATCAGGTTGATTTTTTTGCTACCTTGTCTTATCCAATTCTTGCGGCTATAGCTAAACAGGCTGTAGAAAGAATAGGATGGCCCAAATTGGGCCGGAGAAAAAACGATGAGTTAGAATCTTATATCTCGCCCTCTTGTCCTCCGCAACCATATCTCACCCAAGAGTCCGTTCAATATCCGGTTGTTACTGGCAATCAAGTTTCATCTTCTCAATCAACCAATCCCTATGGAAGTCCAGGTATTTAAAAGGAATGATTATAATTGGACATTATTGAAACCAATCTTGAGTTTAGAGGAACATTTTCGAAGCGTTCCTCTACGAAGTATATTGTACTACACCATGCGGATTCTTCTAATTGTACAATTCATGATATTCACCGGTGGCATCTTAATAACGGATGGGCTGGTTGTGGTTATCATTATTTTGTAGATAAGGGCGGCAATATTTATCGCGGCCGGCCAAGAGATATGGTCGGTGCTCATGTTGAAAACCAAAACAGTTTTTGTTTAGGTATTTGTGCAGAAGGTAGATATATGAAAGAAACAATGCCGGAAGCTCAAAAGATAGCAATTATCAATCTTCTTATTGAGCTTAAAAACATCTATCCAAACGCCCAGATAACTGGACACCGGGATAGAATGCCCACAGCCTGTCCGGGAAACAATTACCCATTTCAGGAAATTGTACAAGCAGTAACTTTAACTTTGGGAAAGGAGGTAATGTCGTTGTTTCCTGACGTTCCAAACAATCACTGGGCTAAAGATAGTGTGGAAAAGTTAGCCAAACTTGGGCTGATTAAGGGAGACGAGAGGGGGTTTTTTAACCCCGACCAACCGCTTACCCGTGCACAATTTGCGATTGTTATCGATAGACTGCTTTGGATGTTTGAAAAATAAGGAGGTTTTTATTTGGACTTTCAAATTTTAGTTCAATTAGCAGGACAGTTAGCTGTTATGGCGGTAGTTGTTGAAGCTGTAACAGAGATTTTCAAGAAGTGCTTTCCAGAAGGTTCTTTAAATGAAAGTGCCAAACAGGCCCTTTCTATTGTTGTTTCTATTGCTGTAATAATGGTTTCGCCTGTTGCGTTTGCGGCAAACCAGATAATAAACACAATAACCCGGATTATTGTGGCAATCTTGATCAGCCGTGGCTCTAATTATGTGCATGATTTGGCCAAAACCATTCGCGGCGCTGCTACCAGTTTTGAAAAAACCAAAGAATAAAGGAGCCAGCCAATCAGGTTTCGACGGAACAGGTGATATAGTATGAGTCTTGTCGGTTCGTTTAAGAACATTATTAAAAGGTTTACCAAGGGCAAGAAAGAAGACCCCGTAGATAAATATGTTTCAAGCAGGAAAATTGACGGTCTTTTTGAGACAAGTTCAAAGAAAGGCTCTATTATTGTTCCGGTAACCCTGAATAAATTTGGCGCCCTGGATCGGAACTTTGAGGTGCCGGAAGTCGACATGAACAGGGTGGATGCGGCGTACAACGGGGAAGCCTACGTGCGGCGCGCTTTGGATAAACATATCGAGCTTATGTTTAAGGCTGGTTGGGACTTGGTTGGCATGGATAATAAGGTAGTTAATTATGTTAAAACCAGGCTCGCTATTATAGCTGAAAGCACCAGGATTCCGACAGAACAGTTGTTTATCGATATTGCTGAGGACTTGGTAAAATACTCTAACGCAATAGTCATTAAAGTCCGGAAGCAGATTCCCCTGCCGGGCGGAATAAAAGCGGTTGGCGTTAATAAAAAAATACCGGTAGCGGGGTACTACCCTTTTAATGTTAATCACGTCGAAGTTGAGCGGGATCTGGTGGGAAATATTACCAGGTGGCGCTTTGATCCTGGTGCTAGCAATCCTTTAACGCTTCCGGTAGACGATGTTATCCATATTCCCTTTAAACGGGAAAAGAATAAAACCTTTGGTATTCCTTCTCTAATCCCGGTGCTGGAAGATATCGAAGCACTGCGACAGGCCGAAGAAGGTGTACTGAAGCTTATTTACCGACACCTTTATCCCTTTTTGCATCACGTCATCGGGTCGGAAAAGGAAGGCTTTGAAGGAACGGACGCAGAGGTTAACGCGGCCAGACAGATCATTGAAGCTATGGACATGGAAGCCGGGTTGATTACAACCGAGCGACACAAAATTAGCCCTATTGCTTTAGATCAGGTTATTGATGCTCACAACTACCTTTCATATTTTGAACGACGCGTCTTTACAGGCCTCGGGGTTTCGGAAGTAACCATGGGTAGGGGTGGTACCGCTAACCGCTCTACTGCTGAATCTCAGTTCGCCGAACTGAGAGAGACAGTTAAGGCAATTCAGCGCGTTATGGAGTCGTATGTTAACTTTAACATGATCAATGAACTCCTGCGGGAAGGTGGTTTTGATCCGCTCTTAAACCCACAGCAGGTTGTATTTTTCAGGTTCAGAGAGATCGATGTCGACGCTAAGATAAAAATTGAAAACCATGCGATTTATAAGTACATTACCAATGCGGTTGATGAAAATGAAATGCGTGGCGAGATCGGTAGACAGCCGATTACTGACCGCAGCAAGATGTTTTGCAACCTTGTTACAATTCCTGTGGCAAAAGCAACGGGAAGGGATAATTCTACTTCACAGGCGGCAGTTTCTAACCGTACTCAACCGACGAACCAGAAAAAACCTGCACAAAAACCCGGACGCAAATCTAATAATGAACCGGAAGCAGACCTTTTATGGGGTTTGATAGCTATTGTTAGAAGGCGGCTATTAAATAATGAACAGGCAGATCCGAGGTTATTGATTGACGTTACCATGGCTCTGGCTCAATACGTATCGCATGTCATGGTTGATTATTCTGAACAGGATGTCAGCAGGACAACCGGCTACTTAAATGCACATGTTATTACGGCCATTCACAGTGGTTCTGTAGAATTATTGGACCTTGTCACGGCGAAATTTGAAGAAATTGAAAAGGAAAGGGACAGTATCTATGCCTATTAAATGCGATATTGAGTCAATCCATAATGGTATGACAAAAAACTTTAACTATTATACAAAAACCGAGCTTGAAGGGGCTATTAAGTCGTGGTTAAAACCCTATCTGAAACCCTTGATTAAAAACCATTCCTTATATCAAGACCCTTTGGGACGTGTAGTAGATGCCAGTTTTACTAGAAGTGTTTTAAAACGCGGGTCTTATTGCAGTTTGTTACGGTTTGAGGTTAACGATCCGGAAGCTATTGAGAAATTCCAGGATGGGCGCTATAAAACCGTCAGTGTAGGTTCAAGTATTACCAGCGCTGTTTGTTCTATCTGCAAAAATGACTGGGCAACAGGTTATTGCGAACATAGAAAAGGCCGCGTATATGATGAGAAACTGTGTTACTGGAAGCTCGGCGGAGTCAGTCATTATGAGTGTTCGGTCGTTAATGCGCCGGCCGATGAATACGCGCAGGTTATTAGCATTGAGAATAGTGACGTCAAAGAGTCTTTAGATCAAAGTACAATTAACACAGGTACTATAAATAAAGAGAACACTTTATGCGAGGCGGATGGTATGCCAAAAAACATTGAAGAGTTTATAAATAATACAGTTGGTATTACAAACCAAAAGGAACAGACAGGAGAAAGCGCACCTCTGGAAACTTCTCCTGTCAATAACGAACCTGAACAGGGTGCAGAAGAACAAGACACTGTCACTTTGGAAGACGTGAAAAACGAAATCAAGCCATGTCTTGAAAATATTAGCACCCTGGAACAGCAGGTAAACAGCCTGAGAGAACTGGTTGTTTCGACTCAAGAACAGATTACGGCTTTAAGCAAACAAAATGTGGATCTTGCCAACCTTTTGTATAGAGAAATGGTAGGACAATTTGCTTATCTGGCAGTTTTGCACGGTGTTTATAACAGCGAATCTGAAGCCGTTGCGGCGGCTGAAAAGATGTCGACGCCCGTACTGCGTACGGAGACCGGCAACCTGATTAAAAAACCTCTGCCGGTTAAAGTTGAACGAGTAGACTGTCCCGGAGGTGGGGACATTACCGCTACCGAAAGTACTTCTCAGCAGACTAAGAAAAAATACACCTTTAAAGATCTGGAAGAAACAATGTTTAAATTATTAGGGAGGAACTAGGACTGTGGCTCTTATCCAAGGAATGACTTTTACCAACAAGGAACGCTCTTACAACCGCAGGTTGATTGTATCCGAGGGGATTATTCCCCATGAGGAGTTCATAGCCGATCCGACTTTGCCGGTAGCATTGCAATACAGTTTTGGCGGTCCCGGCCTGCAAAATGTTGTGATTCCGAAAGGCCTGGCCTGTGCTTTTAATGGCAGGACGGTTGATCCCGAGGATGGTAAACGTAAAACCGTTTTAACAATTTCTGATGGTACTAAACCGTTTGCCGGTATTGCTCCTTACAACATCGCCAAAAGGATGGGTGACGGTTTGACTGGCAATGAGCCGACTGTTATCCGCAAATACTATATCGAGCTTCCATTGATCCGTAACGCAGATGACTGCGCTGCGGTTCAATACGGCGCTGTATACGGAAATATTCAGGAGGGCGATCTCGTTAAGGTGTCCACCGATTCTGACAACCCGGGCCACCTCACCAAATGGGAGAACGATGATGGTTTTGCGGCTATTGTTGGACAGGTTTGGGCAGTGGAAGAGGAACAGGAACCCTGGGGCTGGTTTAAGTACGTTATGTGGGACGAGCTAGCTCGCCAGCAGGATAGCCCCATGCCTCCTTTTGCGTCTGATCTTTCTTCAGCGCCGCTGCCGGGTGGACGGCCCTATAATGACCGTTACCGTGACGGGACCATCGATATTAGCTATTATATGAACCAGTATCTTACCAACCCAAAAGGGGTTCCAGGGTTGACCGACGGTACTCAGCGTGCCGCGACTACCTGGGCAGAAAGTTTTACCCTGCCTGCCGCTGTAGATGCTACCACAAAAATGAACTTTACTCTCAAGTATAAGAACGTTATTCCTAATACCATTGCTGTTACCATTACTGTTCCGGGAGATTTGGACGGGGGGCCTGTCACGACACCGGTTGAATCCACCAACGTTCTTGTCGACTACAAGACGGGCAAAGTTGTTGTAGAGGCTCCCGATACCCTTCCCGCAGAAAGCATTGTAAACGTGTCCTACAAGGCGTTTTTCTACGGTACGCCTCCAGGTTGGGATTTCCACGGAACCGTTGGCGCCGTCCGCATTCTGCTGGTTTAATTTTCCCATCGAAAACCCCTTCCATACGGGAGGGGTAGTTTCTAAAACATAGCATTCATAAACTAGGAGGATCTCTGTTGCCTAAGCTACTTACTGAAGAAGAAATTATGAATTATACACCCACTCAGGAAGAAATTGAGCTGATTACCCGTGTTGAGCGGGCCATGAATGGTGAAGATGCAGGTTCTGTTCCCTCCATCAAAGAATTTACCGCCCTTCCTTCTGCTCAAGTTTTGATTCCTAAAGTGATCATCGGCGCTGTGCGTCGGGCTGCTGAGCCGGTTTATTTAGGTACCAAGCTTTTAAAAACCATCCGGGCTAAAAACGCCGGACAGATGTATATATTCCCGACAATTGGACCTATCCGTGCTTATGATGTTGGCGAAGGCCAGGAAATTCCCGTCGAAGCCATCGACTGGCAGACCAGAGAAGGCGCCGTCGAGGTGCGGATCGGTAAGGCTGGCGTGCGTGTACAGGTTACCCAAGAGTTGATTGATGACAGCATGTGGGATATTATTTCTTTGATGCTTGACGAGGCCGGTCGGGCCATGGCCAGGCACAAAGAACAGAAGGTGTTCGGGCAGTTTAGTAAGCACGGCTGGACTGTTTTTGACAATACAATCCGTACTGACCACCCCGAAGCCGGGACAACCGGTTTGGACAAAGATGGTCAGTTTAACGATACCATGTCAATAGAAGATTTTTTGGACATGATCATTGCTGTAATTGCCAATGAGTTTACCCCTACCGATATTATCCTGCACCCGCTGACCTGGTCGGCTTTTGCCAAGAGCCATATTGCCGGGATGATGACCTGGGGTGCCCAAACATATCCGGGTGGACCAAATATGCCTAGTGCAACCGCTGGTGCTTATAATATTGGTCCCGACAGCATTCAGGGCCGCATCCCCTTTGGCCTGAATGTAATGGTTTCCCCGTTCGTACCGTTTGACAAAACTTCCAAGCGCTTTGATATGTACTGTGTTGACCACAACAATATTGGTCTTATCCTTCAGCGTGACGACATCAAGCCTGAGCAGTTTGATGACCCGGCTAGGGATATCAGGAATATTAAGCTTGTTGAGCGCTATGGCGTCGGTATCCTACACCAGGGGAGAGGTGTTGCGGTTGCCAAGAATATCTCTATGGAAACCAGCTATCCTGAACCGCTTCTGATTAAGAATGTTGGCAACTAGGGGGTATTTATGTGAGCGATATTGTAGTACGTCTTGCCCCCGGGAAACTGGGTTTTTATGATAAATACACAAATCTCCACCTTTATTATCCCCAAAAGATAGAAGATATAGTAAAAGAGGACGCAAATTTAATCGGTATTAGAAAGGCCGTTAAGAGTGGAAGAATTATTGACGTAAACAATACGTTGTCTGAAAAAAAAGCCCCTGTTGTAGAGACTACTCGGGAAATAGTATCCAGACCTGTTGTTGCGGAACCGGTTCAGCCGGTTCCGCAAGTTGAAGAAATATATGAGCCCGTTGCCAAAGAACCGGTTGAACCGGAACCTCAGATTGAAGAAATGCCTGAGCTTGTTGTAGAGAAAGAAATCGTTAAAGAACAGGTTAAGAAGAAAGAGAAGCGCAACAAAAAGGGGCGCTAATTTATGAGCTACCGTGATATGCCGTTTGTAGTCAGGACTGAACCTGGTAATTACGAAGCAGATGTCCTGACTACATCTTCTATTAAATTGTGGTTCAGCACTGACATTGACAGAGAGACGCTTCTGGGTAATTTTATTGTTCAGGAAACGTCGGGTACAAAGGTCGAAGGTTCTATTAACTATAAAGACCGGGTCCTTTCGTTTACCCCGACAAGACCCCTTTTGCCCGGAACGACTTATATCGTTATTGTTGTTGGGGACAGCCATTTGGAAGACGGCAAAGCGAGGGGTATCCTGTCTATCCTCGGGTACCCCATGGCCGGCAACCATACGTTTTCGTTTGTAACGCAGACGTCCTCTACGCTGCCGGCTCCGTTACTGACAGATCCCCCCGATCAGTCTGTTTTGCCGGGTGTCCCGCCTACACTTGCCTGGCAGGAACTAACGGACGCTGTCGCCTACCGGGTGTATCTTGCCGACAACCCCGGGATGGAACCAGTGTTGTGGGAAACAAGGACCGAAAATAACACTGTTGTTCCCAATTTTAACTTTATAGAGGGAGAGTATTTCTGGCAGGTAACTGCTGTGGATGGCAATGAGCACGACGGGCTCCGGTCGGCCGTGTCCGGCTTTTATATCGACCTAACGCCGTCTGCGCCTGTTGTTCCTGAAGATGATAGCTACAACCTTTCGCAAACTCCCTTGGAACCTTCTCTGGTTAAACCTGACTGTATCTTTAATGTAATGGTTGATATCGGTAAACTGGAAGTGTTCCTGCCATATAATGTCCAGATCGACCAGATCGCTGTTAAGATCGCCGGAAATAGTCTCGGCGGGAATCCCACGGAAGACCACGGGACGGTGCCGGCCGAGATTGCGCTCGAAAATATCAACGGGCAGACGAAAATAATAATCAGCATCGAAGAACTTAAAGAAAACCAGGTTTATACGGTTAAAGTGATTACGCCGGTAGAACCCTTACAGTGGCAGTTCGTAACAAATTGTTCTCCTTTTTATTCAAGCTACGAACAGTTCTTAATCGATGCTGATGAAATAAACAGCCCGGTTTCGGTTGCTATGGCGGCCAGGTTTATCCACCAGGCAAGCCTTATCTGTTTTGACATTTTGCTCGAAGAGGGCACGAGGGAAGAAGACATACCTGTCTCTCCGTCGTTCCCTATGCAGCAGTATACCCGTTACAAAAGCGTTCTGGACTATTTAATGACCGCAGTCAGGCCGCTTATGGTAAAAGGCAGGGCGGGTGTTTCAAAACATCTCGGAGAATTCCAAATTGAAGTACGCAATGAGATAACTGCAACGGAAGTCAACCTGATTCATCGCGCTCTTATCAACCAGGTAAAATATTGGGAAACGCGGCTGAGGGGTGGCGTTTACGGAGTTAACAGCGCTGTCAAGGCGGGCGCTTCGTATCCCTATCCATTGACTTCAAGAAGGATCGGGAGCGGCCAATGATTGATCTGCGGAAAGAATTCCGGTTAATACTTGATGAATACGGACATTATGTTCTTTTAGCGAGGACTAATAGAAACGCGCACTGCAGCAACTGCTGGAACAGCACGACCCGGGAACCGGACAGCAGTTGTCCGGCATGTGGCGGTACCGGTTACGCTTATAGGCTGGAGCGACATAAAACCAGACAGGACATGAAGGTACCTATCGCCGACCAAAGGCGCGGTGCTTTGCAACAGCTTCCGGTAGGTCTCAGCGAAAGCGAGTTAAACGTATTCTACTTTATGCACAATGTACGCCCGGTCGCCGGGGATTATATTCTTTTGGTCGGGTGGGACGCCGGAAAACCGGTAAACCTCTATGACGTTTACGAAATCCTCGATCCCCAGGTAAGAAGGGGCGATGGAGGAAGGGTTGAGTTTTACACCGTGACAGCCTGCTCAAGGCCGGCTGAAATAGATAAGTTTGCCAAAGTGCTGACAAAATCCGATGGTGCTGTATGATTATAGATTTTCCTACCAGAAATAAATTGGATATTGATAATAACGAAGACCTTGGTAATGTAATCGTACTGCTTGGTACAGCTGGGACCGGACCTGTTCTGGAACCGGTCAGAGTTATTTCTCCGGAACATGCTGTAGAGGTCTTCGGAAACAAAGGTAGTCTTTATGATTATTATACTGGAGTTTACGGTATAAACCAGCGAGCTGTTTACTACCTTGTCAGGATTACCGGCTCCCACGCTACGGCGGTTTTGAAAATCTTCTCCCCGGAAGAAGACAACGTTATCGACGGTTTAAAGCTGATGGCTGTCGACGGTAGCGCTGCATACAATTCCGTACAGGCTGGGTTTGAAGCCGGTGAGGACGGCCAGTGCCTATTTATTGAAGAAGCCGGCAGGAAAAACACCTATTCGCTTTCAGAATGCGTCACCTTAGGTTTACTTGTCAGCAGAATAAACCAGAATGCCCGGCGAAAATTATCAAAGATCGTTGCTTCTACTTCTTATTCCAACTACCCGAGCACAAGCCTTCTTGATAATTACAGCGGTCCTATTGAGTTTAGTGGCGGGAGCGATGGACTTGATGCTGACAAAACTGAAATGTATTACGCCCTGGGAAGGGCGTACGAGTTTTTAAACGATAGACGGACCGACATTGTCGTACCCCTCGGCGTTTATTTTAATGATGTAATCGAGCCGAGTTATTACGGCAACGCTTCGTATGGTCAAGGAAAGTATTCATCGAAGGAACAGTTGCTGAATCTTGAGGTTGACGGAACAAGGTGTACTTTTCACGGACAGCTTTTGGACTTCTGTGAATGCCAGATGAGTATCGGCTGTATGGCGCATGGTGTGCTTGCCATGAGGCCTCTGCCGGAACCCGATAAGATGCCCGATCCTGTAGAGTTCGGGAGAGGGTTGGTTGAAGCGTCGTGTTTGAACAGCCGTTACCATTTAAGTACGATAAACCAGGGTAATATAAGAGATAGAGGGTGCAATATCTCTATTGTCTGCGGCGATATTCTATATCCTGACGGCAGACTCCGTACAGGTGCGGCCGGATATGCGGCGACGATTGCCGCTTGTGGAATGGAGTCTACTACAAATGTTCCGGTTAACGGTATTGTCGGACAGCAACTGCAGTTTTCTTCCGATGTGCGCAGGTATCTTAGTGATAATGGGCTCGTTTCATTTCGCCATTCTGTCAAAAATGGGATAGTTGTGGCAAATGGTGTTACTGCCGCCACTACAGATTCGTCACTACACTTTTTATCCAACATTAGAACCGTCCAGTATGTACTTGCCAGGTTAAAGGCGGCGACCGATATATATATTGGAGAAGGTTTTAGTTTTATAACGGCCTATGACATTTTAAACCGCACTATAGAAGAGGTTTTAAACGATATTGTTTCTAAGAACCACCTTCAGTGGTACAGCTTTAAACTTAAACTGACCCGTTCAAACACCGTGCAGGTTAGTTTCGTTGCTACCGTTGATTTAGAGTTGAGACCTAAATATTCTGTAGAAGACATCATAGTTACAGTACAGATTGTTCGCCAGGAATGGGGCAACGTTAGAATATGAGCAGCACAATATTTACACCGGTTGAAACGCTTCCGGATTTTCCAAAAAGCAAGAATTTTTGTCAAACAATTGAGGAATTTACGACTACGCTTGAGCGGCTTTTAAAATCTGCCTGGGGTAAGGATTGGGGGGTATTTACTGAAGAATACACCTCTTACTCCGACCCTGAAAAGATTGTTCTTCCTCAAATTGTTTTCCACCTTGTTAAAAGAAGGCCATTTAAAGAACTTTCACCACTTAAAAGACGTTTGATGGCCAATTATCCCGATTCAGAATACAAAGGCTACAACGTGGATATCTTCAAAAACTGGTACGAATGTGAAGTGCAGTTCCGCTGTTTTGCCCGGACCAATAAAGAAGTCAGGAGTTTAAGTGTAAAACTTGAGGACTTTATTACAAGCTATACCGGTTTTTTCAAAGAACGTGGGCTCGGTGAGATTAACTTCATGGAAGAAAAGGAACCCGAAAAGCTTTCGGATTCTGCAGGTAGAGTACCCTGCCGTATACTTACGTATAGGTTTAGAGTAGAGCATACCACGATTATCAGGCAAAAGACGCTGGAAGAAGTCCTTATTGGTGCCGACGTACCCAGTCCGGACGAATTAACCAGTTAGTGTTTTTGTCGCTAGATAAGCTACATCACATATAATCTTGCATTATATAGTGAGTAGAAAAGAAAGGACTTTAAGGAGGAAGACTTAAAGTGCAGAACCCTTATCCGAATCTGCCTGGAATTTTAACTGAATTTAAAGACGGTGGCCTACAGCTCCGTTCAGACCCGAACCCGTCCCAAACTGAAAGCATACTCCTGTTGGGTACGGCGATAGACGGGCCTGTCGGCGTCCCTGTGGCTGTCGATTCTACTACCTTTGAAACTGTTTTCGGTAAGGTTACGAATAACCTTGGCGTTTACAATGGCGCAACCCTGGGTGTTGGCTTTGAAGAGGCTTGGAACGGCGGTTGCCGCGACATTCGTTGTATGCGTATTTCCGGGACGCCGGCAACCTGTAGTGTGAAATGCGATCCTCTGGTTGAGCGTACCGAGGTTTTAAAATCGGAAAGCATCGGCG